TTGATTGATTTTTTATCTAGTAATACTTGGCAAGGAGTCGGGGTTATAACCTCAATCATCCTAGCATTTATAGGGATTTTTCTATCTCAAAATACTCGACATAGAATATTTAGATCGAAGAATACTAAATTTCAAAACAAATCAAATCTTCCTAAAGAGTTATTGGATGGGCAAACTACAACACTTTATGGAAAAGTTCGAGAAGAACTTTTTCCTGGCCCTCCAAATTATGAGTCAATAGATAATGGTGATGTACCTCAATTCTACTGGATACTATATACCAATGAACCAATAAGCTTAGTTGGTAGATGCATAGAAACTAACGAACTACGTGACAATGGTAAGTCCTGCGCCTTTCAATTATGCCTTACTGCTGAAATTTATAATAACCGCTTAGATTTACTCGGAAAGTATGTAAAGGTTGATGGGGAAATTTTCTTTGGTCATACTGGCCACCATAAAACTAAAGCGCTTTTGGATGTTAACTCTATTCAAATTTTAAAATAGTTCGCTGATTACAGTCTTATGAAGTCTGTATAGCAAGTTAATATCTAAACTGATTTATATTTTCCATAAATTGAAAAGATGAGTAATATGAATACATTCTACTACTCATCCATCAAAACATCTCCATCTGCTTTTCTCCTCGATGTGATCTAGGTAACTCATCCATCGGGATCTCAAAGCCTTCAGGTAACTCTTGTGGAATAGTTTTTGTTAGATAAATCTCCACTGAGGTTATTGTCGTAAAAGAGCAGCCACACAGCATGTTTTGACATTGGTGATAGCTTCTACGGGTTTCACTACTCATGGATTTACTGGTTTTGGTATAGGTCACAGCGCCACACAGGGGACAATTGAACGCCATTTTTTAACCTTGGGTTTGGAGTATGCCTTAAGTTAGGTTAATCTATTTATGGCAAAAATCAATTAAAGGGACTTATCATGAAACAAAAACAATCTATATGGACTATAATACCTATAGTCATCTCATTAACTTCTCTATACCTATTTATTTCTCCTTTTTTATTATTCAGATACCTAAGCCAATTAGATGCACAGCGATTCTTTTCATTTCTCATAAGTGAAATTTATTTATATCCATATTTATTAGTAATATCAACAGGATGGTTGTTTTTGATTTTTTTACTTTATATAGTTCCTTTTTTGTTTTTTAAATTAATTCAAACCTCACTAAATAGCAAAAAAAACATCAATCCATTTAGGTTATCTAAATTATCATATGGGATAGTAATTTTTCTAAACCCAATTTTATTTATATCACTATTAAGCTTAATAAATAATGCGGCTTCCTACATTCAGCTCCTAGGAATCGTTCTGTTACTTTCATTTAACTTCATAATACTAAGCATACCTTCAGCACCCCCACTAAAATTCATTAAACTCAGAGATGAAACATTTAAAAAGTTGAAATTAAAATCAATCATCTCCATTTTAATTACACTTACACTTTCTTCTTTATATTATTTTCACTATAACTCCATTCATGGGTTCATACCTGTTCCAGCATTTATTTTTATTTCTATTACAATAGTTGAAATAACCTTCAACATTAATAAGATACAATCCCTATTCACTAAAAAAACGAATTCTGACTTAAAAATAAAACAAGCAAAAAGAATAGATAAAACAGCCTTTCTTTTAATGATATCAATTTCCATTTTGCTTCTATCTTTTATTACTTCAAAATCCATAATTAAAAACTTAGATGATGACCTGAAATTTAAAGATACTCTAATTCCATTTTCACTTTTACTTTTTTTTATATACATATTGCCAAATATAATTTCATTGAAAAAAATGAAAACAAAGTCAATTAAATCAATTGCATTTGCTACATATTTTTTATTTTTTTTCTTGATCACAAATATTGTTGATGTTATTGCTTACCGTTCTTTTAATACAATGCAATTTATTAACACAACTAAAATAGAAATTTCAGCGAGTAAGTGGGCTAGCCCTAAAACACCTATCCCTATTAAACAGGATAAGATACAAATGATTGCTTTCAATGCATTTCAATTATACGAAAAATCGATTTTCTGTGAATATGAAAACATAGATTTATTAATTAATAAAATCGAATTAAATTTCTTTGAATCTAAAAAAATTCACTCTAAATGTATATTTGTCAACAATGACGATGTGAACCTAGTTGAAAAGGATAAGTTTATAAAAATAACACCAACCTCTGAGGAACCCACCCTTCATCAATACCAACATCTTTGACCCTTATTTCTAACTCTAGACTTGTGATAAAGCCGTGCTCATTGATTTGATGAACAACACGGCTAATCACCCATTGGTGACTATCAATAGTCGGTTTAAAACCGGTTACCGTGACGGGCATTTCAGGGTAAAGATCAGCACGTCCCTCAGCCAAGGTGATATTAAATTCTGCTACGCCCCTTTGTAATTTTGACCACTTGGCCGCGGCGGCACGTTTAGCGGATTGCTCGTTTTTAAAGGTTTGTCGCATCACAAAAACATTTCCCTCGGCGCCCTCGATGTAATCGCCCTCTTTCTTGCTCGACTTCTCTTTTTTTGGCTTTTGCTTGCGTTTAAGATTGGTTTTCTTTTGTTTGCCATAGTTCAAATCTAGCCAATAAGCTTGTACACCGGTGTACGCTTGCCGGTCAGCCAATCGGAAATAATGCCTATCCCCACTTTCCCGCATGAGGGTGATCACCGATAACGGCTTGCCGCTTTGCGTGACACCCTGATTAGGCACGATAAATAACAAACTGCCGTTTTTAATGGTGGCTATCGCACCGAGCATTTCAGCCATACGCGTTAAAAAGCTAATATCGCTCTCATTGGTTTGATCAGCGTGATCAATTTCAATGTGCATCAATTGTTTGCTAACGGCGGGTTTAAGGTTATAGCGCCCCGCTATCGCGCTCACCACATCAGGCACTTTGATATCGTGCCAACTGTATTCCCGTTTAACGTTAAAATCTTGCCGAAAGTCCGCGCTACGGGCGGTTACCGTGATTTGATCGGGAGGGCCTGAGTGACTAATTTCATCAACGGTATACATGCCTTTATGTATCAAGGCTTCACCTTGCCAGCCCAGGGAAACTGAAATCTCAACCCCACGCGCCGGTAACGCAATTTTACCGTCGGTATCATCGATAGTGAGTTCTAAAGTATCGGCTTCAAAACCGCGATTATCCGTTAATGTTAATGACATAAGCCGGTCATTGACGCTCAGGAGCTGCACGCCACCGACCGTTAAATCAAAGGCAGGAACTTTGACCAAATTCCCCTCTTTCCAATCCGTAAAAGACATATTCACCACCTAGCCAATTCAATACGCCTAGATTGTCGTCGCGCGCGTAAGTGAGCAATCATCCGTGGTTCTCTTGTGCCTGTGAGAACCCTAAGTGCATGATTTGTTACTAAACATCCCTGAGAATAAAGATAAATAGACATCAGGAGATAATAACGATGACCGTATATCATCACGGTGTTGAAGTCCATGAAACCACCGACCTCAGCACCCTTATTCGAGATATTGACACTTCTGTGATTGGGATTGTCTGCACCGCAGAAGATGCCGACCCCGAGGCGTTCCCACTCGATACCCCCGTGTTAGTCACACGCATTAAAACGGTACTCAGCAAAGCGGGTAAAACCGGTACGCTTTACACCACATTGAAAGCCATTGATGACCAGTGCAGCCCAAAAATAGTGGTTGTGCGTGTCGCTGAGGCGAAAGAAGGCAGCGAAAAGACCCAAGACCAATTAGTGATTGGCGGTACAGGTAATGATGGTCGCTATACTGGCCTTTATGCATTGCTAACCGCTGAAGCGAATGTCGATGAGCGCCCGCGTATTTTGGCTGTGCCAAAACTCGATACCAAACCCGTTGCCATGCAGCTTGCAATTTTTGCCGAGCAAATTAAAGCTTTTGCCTATATCAGCGCCAATGGCTGTAAAACTATCGCCGAAGCTAAAAAATACCGCGAGGATTTCAATCAGCGCGAAGTGATGATCATCTATCCTGACTTTATCGCCTACAACAAGGAAAGTGGCCAAAACGAAGTTATCCCCGCCACCGCTTACGCCATTGGTTTACGTGCCAAGATTGATGCGGAGCAAGGTTGGCATAAGTCGATTTCTAACGTGCCGGTTAATGGTGTTCTGGGTATTAGCGCGGATATTTACTGGACGTTACAAGGTAAAGACACCGACGCCAACGATTTAAACAGTCACCAAATTACCACGCTAATTAAACGTGATGGCTTTCGTATTTGGGGTAATCGCAGCGGCGACAAAGAAATCTATACCTTTGAAGTATTTACCCGTACCGCACAAATTTTGGCTGAAATGATCGCCGAGGCGCATTTTAGTTATATCGACAAAACTCTCACCCCCTCATTGGTGAAAGATATTGTTGATGGGATCAACAGCAAAGGCGCGCAACTCGTCACGCAAGGCCGTTTATTAGGGTTCCAATGTTGGTATGACCCATCAGATAACCCGAAAGAAAATTTACGCGATGGTAAGTCACACATACGCTACAAGTACACTCCCGTACCGCCACTGGAAAATCTGTCTTTAACGCAGGAATTCACTGACGAGTATTTCGCTGTTTTTGACCAACTCGGCTAAGGAATTTGAATTATGGGTATGCCTAAAAAACTCTTTTTGTTTGATCTGTTTATTGATGGTCAAACCTACCTTGGACAAGTAGAAGAAGTCACCCCGCCAAAGTTATCACTGAAAACGGAAGATTATCAGGGTGCCGGTATGGTGGGTTCTGTTGCGGTAATGATGGGCTTGGATTCAGGCGCGTTAGATATGGAAGCCACTATGGGCGGCTTGCTGGCTGAATTATTGGAAAGCTGGGGCGCCACGATTGATGGTAAGCAATTTCGTTTTGCGGGCTCTTACTACAATGATTCAACTGGCGAATCCATCCCGTGTGAAATTCAAACCCGCGGGCGCTTTACTGAACTTGATTTTGGTAGTGCAAAAGCCGGCGATAACACGCAACACAAATACACCATCAAAAACACCTACTGCAAAATCACCATCAATAACAAAGAAACGTTTGAGGTGGATTTGTTAAACATGGTGTGGAAAGTCAACGGCAAAGACATGCTAGAAAAACATCGCGCCAATATTGGCCACTAATTTTTAATAGGAATATTTACTATGGCTGAAGTTATTCAACTAGATACATCGTTCAAATTAGAATCAGGTCAGGAAGTGACTGAAATCACGATCACAGACACCATGAAACAGGTTGGTGCGCTACGTGGTTTAAAACTGTATGACGTGATGACTTCCGATGTGGACTCACTGATTAAGTTGCTGCCGCGTGTTACCTCACCACGCTTAAGTGAGCGTGATGTTTTACAACTCCCTATTCCCTCATTTAATGCACTCGCCACCGGTATTGCCAATTTTTTAGTACCGAGCTCCCCGCCAGAAATGACAGACAACGCGGACGAGTAATTGAGTGCCCGAATATTGAAACGGACGAGTTAATCGCTGATATCGCCACCGTTTTCCACTGGGCGCCGTCTGAATATGACGCCATGACGGTTGGCGAAATCCTGTTATGGCATAAACGCGCAGCCGCCAGAACAGGAAATGAATCATGAGTGACCGCAATTTAAATATCAAAGTGTCGTTAAGTGCTGCGAATAAGTTGTCATCCCCTGTCAATGCTGCACAACGCAGCGCGGCAGGGTTAGCAACTCAAATCAAAGCCACTCACGCATCAATCCGTAATTTACAAGGCCAATCGAAAACATTCGAACGGCTTTCTAATTCTGTTAATAAAAACTCACAAGCCTACGAAACGGCCAAAAATAAGGTTAAGGCGTTACGTGACCAATACCCACCACTGACACAGCAAACCGAAGAACAAAAGAAAGCCTTAGCCGCTGCACGGTTAGAGCGTGACAGCTACGGCCGCACACTCGACAAAGAGAAACAAAAGCTTAATAACGTGACAGCGTCACTCTATCGCCATGGAGTATCAGCACGACAAAGCAGTGATGCGACGGCACAAGTCACCCGACGCACCGAAATTTATAACCGCCAACTGGATGAACAACGCCGCCGGCTTAACGCGGTCACACGGGCGCAAAGCCAATATGCCAAATCAAAAGAACTACGTAATAAATTAGCCACTGGCGGTGCGATTGCTACCGCAAGCGGTGCGGGTGCGCTGTATGCCGGTGCGCGGATCACTGCCCCTGGTCGAGACTTTGATGAGGGTATGTCAACGGTTCAAGCCCTCACCCGATTAGATAAGAATTCTCCTCAGCTGGCCATGTTACGCCAACAAGCCCGAGAACTGGGCTCCAGTACAGCGTATACCTCCACTGACGTTGCCGCTGGTCAAAAGTTTTTGGCGATGGCTGGTTTTACACCGGATGCAATTAAGGCAGCATTGGGTGGCGTACTAAATATGGGGTTAGCCGGTGATATGGATCTTGGTGAAGCCTCCGATATTGGTTCAAACGTCCTGACTCAATTTCAATTGAAAGCTGGTGAAATGAACCGCGTTTCTGACGTGCTCACCGCTACGTTTACCCGCAGTAATACCGATTTACGCCAACTCGGTGAAACCATGACCTATGCAGGCCCTATTGCAGCACAACTTGGCGTTAGTCTTGAAAGCATGGCAGCAATGGCAGGAACCATGGCAGATAACGGTATTCGTGGCAGTATGGCTGGTACATCGCTCCGCGCCGGCTTATCGCGTATGGTTGCCCCAGTCGGCAAAGGGCAAGCAGCCCTAGATAAACTGGGTGTAAGTGTTAAAGATGCCAGCGGAAAACTCCGCGATGCCGATGATATTTTAAAAGACGTTGGCAAAAGTATGCGTAAATTTGACCAAGCCAGCCAAATTCGCATGAAAAAAGATATTTTCGGCGAAGAAGCGATGGTCGGTATGGGCGCCGTCATTGATGCTGTAATGAATGGCCGCTATGACGCACTGAAAACCGCCAATATGGGTGCCGAGGGTGAAGCCGATAAAAACGCTAAAGTTAAGATTGATAATTTAAAAGGTGACCTGAAACAGTTGCAATCCGCATGGGAAGATCTCGGTATTGAGATCCAAGAAAATATCGACTCCCCCTTGCGCCGTGTCACTCAATCACTGACAGGCTTTATTGGTCAAGTTGGCCAATGGATGAAAGCACACCCGAAAATGACGCAAGCCCTTGCTGTCGGAGGGATTGCCATCGCAACATTAGTCACTGCACTCGGTGCATTGGCTCTTACAGCCGCGGCGGTTATTGTACCATTTGCTGCGATGCGATTAAGTGTGTTTATGCTCACCGGTGGCCGGGGCCTCGGTGGACTTATTCCTAAATTAGGTTCGTTTTCGTTTGGCTTAAAAAGTTTAATTCCCTCTATTGGAAAAACAGGTCGCAGCGTGCGTGATTGGTTGCCTATCTTTGGCAATGCTAAAGCGGCAGTTAGCCAGCTTTCATCTGGCGTGATGACACTTGGTCGAACCGGATTTACGAGTATTTTAGCCGGCGCGACCTCTACCGGTGGCGCCCTTTCTTTGTTATTCACCAATCCATTAGGGGCATTAACGGCTCTTGGCTCTGGAATTCAAGGACTTGCCACTGTTGGGTTTGGTAGCTTAATGACCGCCGGTAGTAACGCGATTGGTGTTATTGGGGGCGGTTTTTCCTTGTTATTGAGTCCTGTTGGGTTATTTGTCGCAGCCATCGTGGCGGCTGGCGTGCTGATTTATAAATATTGGGAACCAATTAAAGCCTTTTTTAGTAGGTTTTGGGATGGTTTCACGTCAGCTCTTTCCCCGATAGGGGAGGCATTCAGCGCCACCTTTGCCCCATTCGTACCACTATTTGATGGCATTTCAAATGCCGTCAGCAAGGTATGGAATTGGTTTAAAGAATTATTGTCTCCCGTCCAGCTATCCGCGGAAGAATTAAAATCCTGTACTGAAGCAGGACAGGTATTTGGTGACGTGGTTGGTAAATCCATCAGCGCCCTATTCTGGCCAATACAGCAAGTCGCCAAAGGTCTTGGCTGGATACTTGAAAAACTCGGTGTTATCCCCTCTGCTGCCGAAGCTGCC